ATGAATTGCATGATCATGTACCTCAAACTGTCCATAGCATGATCCGATGATTTTTTTACTACATCCTTTTTTGACTTATGATCCCATTTATACAGCCTAAACTCCCTTAAAGTATTCTTTACATTTTTCGTAAATAAAAGTCTAGATTTTCCTTCTTTGTCAATCTGAAGATATTCTCTTACCATATTGATACCTTCATTCACTCCTAGATGCTTAGGAGCAGGTAATGTTCTTATATTACACTCTCTTCCTAATGTTAGACGACCGTCTTTAGATTCTGGATCTGCTACATACCAATGTATTTCTTCATTGTGTAACTTGTTGATTCTGTTGATCTCTCTTCCTGATTCTATCGTTGTATGATTCACCCAGTACAACTCACGATATACAATCAGAGTAGTATCAGAAGAGTAGTAACCCGCAGGAGCTTCAGCAACCCATAAAGCACAGAAGGGATGAGAAGAACCAAAGTCAATAGATATATATCTTCTCCAATGATCAGGAATCTCTTCTATATCTATCAAGTGTGTATCTTTTGAGAACTCAGGATACACCAGACCGGATTGAGAAGAGAACTCACCATACAATCTAGATCTTTGAGATGCTTCTGTAAGATGAGATACTGTTCTACGCATCTTGAAACTAGATACATAAGGATTATCCAGACCCGATATTTTGACAACTTCAAAACCCTTTGCAGGATTCTCTACAAATCTTTCGAACATCCAAGATAAACCTTTGAGAGGAGTAGCTGTAATTATAACCTTACCTTTGAGATCAACAGTTCTGAGAAGACATTCATGAAATATTCCTTCGTCATTTGGCTCCTCATCGATCCAACACAACGATATGCTAGATCCTTGGAAGGCATCTCTGCCACTGTCACAAGATTTATTCACTATTCTTCCACCATTGGGAAGGATTGCAACGGCTTGATCTTGTGCATTCCATCGTGTTTTCTTTGTACCTACAGGAAGATATTTATCTAACTTTGGTCTAAGGTATTCTAGACCATCTTTATAACTCAATGAAGCACACCAAACAGTACTAGGATTCTCAGGAACTAGATCAAGGGGTAGATTATTAAGTTGTAACCAGTCTCTGACATATTGCTCTTTTGATCCGCTCGCAAAGGCAACAGATAGACAGGCTCCTACTTCTGTTTTTCCTGCTCTGTTTCCTCCTGATATCAAAGTACTTTCAGAACCCAATGAAAGAAGGCTATGCTGTTGTGATGTTCTCTTCTCTGTAATATCACAATGATCACACCTATACAGATCCCCTTTGATTCTTTTCATAGGACGACCACAACCCCTTTCACGTTCTCCTGCTATTCCTGTGTAGTTGTGGCAATGAGGAACCCAAAGAAGAGAAACAGATAAAGGATAGTTCTTTGCATACTCAATCAGTTGCTGTTTCTTTCTCAGATTGTCTTCTAATTTTTTCCTGTTCATATTTATATTCTTTGTAGTCTCTCATAAGTTTTTCGTCACACTCTGCTAGTAACGATGTATATTCTTGATCAATATGCAAATGTAGATCATAAATAAGTTGTGCTCTTGCGGGTCCTTTTGGGAAGTTGTTGCCTTGTGTCCATCTAAGTATTTCTCTAGACTTCCATCCGTACTTTCTACAGAAATGAACTCTAGATCCAATCTTCTTTCTTAACCATTTCGAAAAATGCACACTCTTTATAGATGAATTCATTTGTTACTCCTCATCTAGATCTATCACAGGTCTAGCAATCAACTCTTTAATCTCCTCATCTGAGTTTTGCAATTCCTTCATCAACTGCACAACTGATAACTGTCTATTATCTACATTCACCTCTACAATCTGCTCCGGTTGTTTCTGATATTCTTTGTGTACTCTTTCTAGAAGCCATGCTGCAGCGGTCCAAGTTCCATCCTCTTTTGCTGCCTTCTGAATCAATGCTAGGTTTGCAAGTGCATGATTCGACCTTGCTTTTTTTACTCTCCTATTCAGATCTGCAAATATTGTGTCTTCATCATCATATCGATCCTGTTCTCCTCTTTGCATCCAAGTATTGTATGAGGATTGAGAGACTGAAGCATGGTGACATGCTAGTTTTGGAGACATGCCGAGACTATAAGCCTTCTCTAACATTTGAATAACAATCTCATTCAATTTTGATGGTCTACCTACTTTCGACATTATTCACCTCAAAGATAACAGCTTCTACTTTGATTATATCATGACCTGTTGCATGTTTGATTCTCTGAAGAGCAATATCACAGTATTCAGGATTCATCTCTGTACCTATAAATTTGAATCCTTCCATAGAAGCAGAAACTCCTGTTGTTCCTGAGCCTAGAAATGTATCTAATACGATCCCGCCTTTTGGAGTTAGAAGTCGACACAACCATGCCATCAGTTTTGTAGGTTTGACTGTAGGATGAAAGTTTTTTATATCTGCTGATCTTGTTCCTGCTGAATCAACACCCATATATTTATTCCCATTCTTACCTGCTACATCTTTACTCTCTAGATCATCAAGTCCTGTTTCACGTTCTGATCTTGAAGGTTTTGCACATTGATATATATTTGCAGGCCATCGACCTAGATCATGACCTCCTGTTATTACTTCCTTTTGACCCAATCCAAACATACTTGATCTGTTTGCTGTGCTTTGTGGTTCAGGCTTTTCTTGACTACCTATCCAACAAGGATCACCATATCCAAATCTACAAGCATCTATATTGATCGCACCTGCTCCCCACTTCAAAACATTCTCTGATACATTCAAACCCTTCTCTATAGGCTTTCTGCAAAGGATAGCAGGCTCACAGGCAGGTTTTAAGGCAGTACCCCAACCTTCCCAATATTGTGCTTCTTCTGTAGCTGGTTTTGTTATCTTCCTATCAATCAAAACTCTCTCACTTCTTCCTGCTGATACTATTCCTGAAGGCTCATTGTATCTAGTATCTATTCCAATAACTTCTCTTTCAACTCCTTTCATCTTATCTATCTGCTTTGAGATATCCATGCTCTTTGGAAAACCTGAGAAGTACAGCCAGTTGATCATATCTCTAATTTCAAACCCCTCATCTTCCAAAGCGCAAACCATTCTATGTATTGCTCTTGTAGCACCGAAAGCAACAATATGACCTCCTGGCTTTAATACTCTGAAACATTCTCTAGCCCATTCTTCAGTAGGTACAGAATGATCCCATGCTTTTCCCATAAACCCGATTCCATAAGGAGGATCACAAACAATACTATCTATTGAGTTATCCGGAAAACTACGCAATATTTCAACGCAATCACCACAAAGCACATATTGATCCCCTACAGCATAGATACCTCCTTCTTCTGCTATTTTCACGCGTTCTAGGTCTAGATTATCAGCATCTTCATAATCATCATAAACAGCATTATCAGATTCAGGAGGTAGTTCTGTATCTATGTTTTCGAGAAGTGAATCCAGTTCATCTTGAGAGAATCCAATATCATCTAGATCATTTTCCGGAAGAGCAGAGAGAATATCTTTCAGCATGTCTTCATTCCAATCTGATATCTCACCCAGTTTATTATCAGCAATAGCAAGGAGTTCCGCTTCAGTTCTCGATAGTTTCATATATCTAACAGGTACAGTTTGCAACCCTAGAGATCTAGCAGCTGCTATTCTAGTATGACCTGCAATAACCATTGAATCTTCTTCTCGTGCTATTACTGGAGAAGCAAAACCAAATCTTTCTATAGACCTTGCAACCTTTGAAACTGCTTCTGTGTTTATTCTGGGATTATGCTCCCATTCAACCAGAGAATCAATATCTACATATTCTCCTATACTCTCTTTTTTCTTCTTTGCCATAAAGAACTCCTTATAAAAAAAGACTAGAATAAATCTAGCCTTTTATATCAGCATTGACAATATATTGTTATACTTTATCTTTCAAACAATCATCAAGATAAAAATGTAGTCCTTGCATCAATACTTCTCTAAGGTCTTCTTTTGGATGTAGTTTACAGTATTCTTTTGCAATAGGTTCTAATGTTTTGATTTGATTATCATCCTTAAACTTGTTGTATTCTCTTAAATATATAGAGGTTCTAGATAACCCTAGTAATTTAGATGCTTCCTGTCTTCCTACCTTGCAGATAATAGATCTGATTAATTTAGATATGTATAGATTGAGTTTCATTTTATTCTCCTTTGATTGTGTTGTTTATATGGGTTCTTTTACTTTGGTATCTTTCAACAAATGCGAATATATGCTTACATGGCTTTTGCTGCTTCTTAAGTCTATGAGTCCAATCTGCACAAGTACAGGACATTCTTTGCGGCTCTCTTTCACCCTGTCTATCAAATATCTCTACAGTATATCCTCCTGTTACGGTCTTTCCTGTCATGTAAGTATATTCTAGATTAGGAGCAACAGAACAAGCTACAAATTGGACCTTCTTACTTTTGACATATCTAGAGAAGAGTTCAAACTTGTGTTGTTCTACAATTTGATCTACATACTGATTAAGATGTTCTATGATTTCCTGCTTATTCATTGTTTGCTCCTTTGGTTATTTAAGATAAATTATTTGATTTAAGTTTTGTATTATTTTGAATAAACAATCAATCTTTTGATTATGTTCATCTGAATTACATTCTTGAAATTGTCTTTTTGAAACATCGATCTGATCTTGTAGCCGTTCTATTTGTTTTGTTTTGTCTACTTTTGTTGTAGCTAATTGTATGACTTCAGATGGATGCATACACAAAAGATGACCAATTGCTTTTATTAAATATACGTTTCTGAGTTCGTGTTTCTTTGTATCGAATATTGTTCGAGTGTCACCTATTAAATTATCTCTCAATCTTACATACAAACTTTGCGTATCTCTCCAGTTAAATATACTATTTAAATGGAGGTAATTGTAACAAGCACGAGCGAATTCTTTAAGATTTGAATACTTAGATTTAAATAAGATATGTTGTAGTAGTAAATTATCAGTCATTGTTTGCTCCTAGAAGGAAAAGAGAAGAGATAAGGAAGAGGAAAAAGAGAAATGTATATATTTCTGTACGATGCTCAAGACATGCGTTTGCAAAGTCAATCATATTCATTTTGACACCCCCAACATGCGATCTAACATTTCAGATTCTATTTTCAACATCCCAAATAATGATCTGATAAGGTTTTGTTGTTCTGAGATCAATCTACTTTTTAAGGAATCAATATCAAACAGTAGGACCTGAAGATCTTGAGGTGTTCCCTTAAAAATTGCATCAGGTATCTTTTCACTGAGAACCTCGATCTGTTCTTCTAGTTGTTGAATATCTGCTCTTAGTTTGTTTATATAGTCCATTGTTTGCTCCTTTGGTTATTGATTTGATTTTTGTTTTATGTGCTTTAAAATTTCTATTGAATTAATTTTTTCTGTTTTTAGCAGAATAAGAGCTTTTTTTGCATCCTCCCATGCTGTTTGACTTGCGTTTTCGTTGAGGATGTCTTCACAGTGCGATATCTGACAATCTAATGATTGTATTTCATTTTCAAGTTTTTCTATTTGTTGATCTATAATTTCATTTGGTGTCATGTTGATTGCTCCTATTATTGTACGGTTATGATTAAGATGTTTTGATTTGTGAATTCTCCATCATCATCTAGTTCAGGAACAAGATCCTGATCGATGATTTGAAGGTTGTGCAAGTTACAATAAGCAATTGCAACTCTCATAGATGCACAGGTTAAGATTATATTTCCTTCTTTGTCCTGAACATCAATAGCGATAAAATGATTCATTGTTTTCTCCTTTGGTATACAATCAGTATAATCTAATGTTTAAAAAAAGTAAACATTAAAAGAGAAAATATTTATTATTTCTTATCTTTTTTTATCTTTTGAGGAAGAGCTGTGATCCTTTTCAGTCTTTCTTTGTTCTTCCTGTAACTTTGGAAAGGTTTTGCAGGAGAAAAACCAGCTACAACAGTTCTAGCGGTTGCATCAAGTTCTTGCTCTAATTCTGATCTAAGTTCTTTAATTCTTTGCTTCAAGGCCTTCTGTGATAAATACTTTGTTTTGTATAGTTTGCTGCCACAAGATAAGCAAATAATCATATCAAACTTGTGATCTACTCTTACACTATACCCACAAGATAAACAAGTACATAGAACAGAATAAGAGCCATCTTCTTCTTTTCGTTTTGTAGATATTAGGCAAGTCATTTGTTATGCACCTTTCCGTGACAGGTTCGACAGAGAACGATCAAGTCTTGAGGTTCTTCTGCTCCAAGTCTATCATAACTGTTATGATGTACGTCTAGAATTTCCTCTTTGGTACTACATGCTTGACACTTATAACCTGCTCTCATAAGTGCTTCTGATCGGGTCTTCTTCCAATGTGCAGAATGTAGATATGCCGCGTATGTACCTTGATCCATTCTGGGGTTTTTATGTGTAGCCCAGGAGTTATCAATCCAATCTTCTAAGAATGCCTTGTGACTATCAAGAGCATCGGCATGTATACAGTTAGGACAAATCGGAGAACCTTGATCTGTTCTACTCTTCTTCTCCCTTGCATAGGTAGATCCGCATCTTTGACACTTTGCTGAAAGAATGAGGGATCCCGCTCTCTTTGATAGTGTTCTGTTATCTACTCCTGTTAGGTCGCTGATCCTCATTGCAGTGATCTCTGTATACCAATATAAATATCTTATAAGACTAGATACAGATTCTTTATCTTCCTCGGCTGTACATTGTTGCAAATAGGCAGATATTAGATTGTCTAGATTCTCCTCTTGTTCCTTCTTTGCTATTTCATAAAAGTTTATACTATCTGATATTGTTTCAATCTTTTTTATTGCTGTAGCTATACGATGTTGGATCATGATTGTCCTGTGATTACAAAAGAGGAAAGAGAGAATAGTACGATATATTATTCTCTCAATTCCTTGTATTGTCAAGATTGAATTAATTATTGAAGTCTTGAGCATCTGCAATTTGTTGAAGTACATGCTGATATTTCTTTCTAAAGTCAGAAGCCAAGGGTGGACAGAACTTATAGAAGTTGTCCATATCATATTTTTCAATCTCCAAAGAAGGTCTTTCACCTTTGCGAGTTTGAAACCAAATACGATTGTCTATAAGTCTGGGGTGATCTTCCATCTTACCAACACAGACATGTATATTCTCAAGTCCTAATCTCTTCTGTTGTGCCTTGCCATATTGACAATCACAAGCACAAATACCGTTATGTTTTACGTGTCTATTTGTTTCATGTTCTAGCAACCAAAAAACAATTAATCTTTTCCCTGCATCACATTTCTCACAGTCTTTTAATTGTACAGTTCTTGCACGTCCTGAGCCTATAATCTCTTTTGACTTATGAAGTATCTCACCCATTGAAGGAGGAAAGGAAGAAGTAATCTCTTGTAGTACATGCCAACCTGCCTTAACAATAACATCAGGTTCGCAATTTGCAAATGTACCTTTGCATAACTCTCTAAATGTATGTCTCCAGTTCTCTGTATCAAGTCTAGACCAATTTGCTGTCATTAAATCAATAAATTCTTCTATAGCTGCTGTTTGCTGATATGTTATTTTTTCCATTATTTGCTCCAATCTGAAAAGCCACCTTGAGAAGGTGTCCATCTAAATTTATTATTATTATTATTTTGCTTCTCTTTTATATTCTCTTTTAACTTCTCTTTTCTCTTCTCTTTTAACAAAGAAGAATCATCTTCTTTTTCATTCTCTGTAACGATATGATCTTTCAACTCGATTACATTTTCGCTTACACTTTTCTTCACCTGTTTTATACACTTTTCTTCACCTATTTTATACATTTTTCTTCCCATAACATTACACTTTTCTTCACTTATTCTTTTCATATAGGTGATGTTTTCTTCCTGTATTTCTTCAATAAGTTCCTGTATTTTTGCCATGCCTATTGGGTAACATATTCTATATATGTTGCGTCTTCCTTCTTTATATGTATCTAGGATCAAATATTCTTTGAGTTGCTTAATTCCTGTTTTGATTGCTCTTTCAGAGTTACCAGTAAAAGAAGATAGCAAAGCCTGAGAAGGGTAGCAGGTTTTAATTCTGTACCCCTTCTTAACTTCTGTATCTTTATTACTTGCATATCTAAGAAGACCCGTCAAAACGATTCCTGCTGTTTTTGGAAGATTGCAGATCATCCAAAACTCTTCATCATATATTTTTTGAAAGTTACTCATTTATACCTCCTCGAATAAACCATGCTAGATGTAACTCTTCAAAGAATACCTTTACAAATAATGAATCAGATTCATTCTCTTTTTTATACTCTGAATAGTTTCTCATTATTCTATCAAGATCATCCTGATTACATAGCCATTCTTCTATTATGTTGTGTTCTTCTCCTGCTATGGTATCAACACCTTGCAAGAGAAAATACACAGCTTCAGATGCGTTTTTGGCATTGTCATATATTTGTGTATGATCCTTTGTTTGGATGATTACATTATCACCTAAAAAATCAATAACGAAATTGATCATGTTGTACTCCTTTAATGAAAAAGGGAGGTTTGACCCTCCCATGTTAGTTGGTTAGATTATGCTCTTTCTTCTACTTGATCAATGTTAAAAACAAAGAATCTTCTTGGGACACTCTTCTTTTTCTCTGGATCATTCTTATCTGTAACTGATACGATTTTGATCAACTCGGTTCCTTTTGAGCCCTTCATAACTTTGTAGCCTGCATCCTTCCATTGTTTAAATGTAGCCCATCTTTGATCCATAAATGGAGTGTCGAGAAGTCTAAAGATATTGCCTTCTGTGTATGCTCTTCCTGTTATTGCGTTTGTGGGTTGTGCTGTTGCTGTTTCTACTGTCATTGTTTTTTACCTTTGGTTAGTTGTTAATTGGTTAGTAATTTTATTATAATCCGATGTTTAAAAAAAGTAAACATTTATTTTAAAAAAAATACAAAAAGAAAAACTCCTCTGAATTATCCAGAGGAGTTCTAACCAATATAGCGGAGTCAAAACAAATAGTCCAAAGGCGACTAAATGACTAACTCTTATATACTAACAACTACTGAGACACCTGTCAAAGCATCTGAAGAAGTAATTGTAAGATTATCATTATCTGTAAGTGATACTTGAACATGAACCAGATCATCATTACTGTCATAAACAGAAACATGCACAAGTTTCTCACCAAGATCATGATTGATAGTTTTTGCTACATTTGCCGTCAAAGATTGATTTGTGAAGGTTGCACGAAAAAAACCATTATCAACATTGATTTCACCATTTGAACTATTATATTGCAACCCGCTTCCAGTAGGTGCAGAAATAGAGGCTCTTGCATTTGCATCAGTGTATTGTGTGATTGTGCTTGAGATTTGACCCGTTGAGGAGTTATAAGATATCCCTGCTCCAGCACTTAAAGCGGCTCTTGCATTTGAATCAGCATACTGTGTAATACTACATACAAATTGACCAGTTGAAGAATTATAAGTCAATCCTGTTCCGGCTGATAATGCAGCACGCGCACGAGCATCAGTAAAATAAAGATTTGATTGTTCAGGAAGATCGGCAGTGGAGATTTGACCTGATCCAGTTCCGAAATCTAACATACTATCTTTAATGCCGTCAGCGGCAATTTGAATAGATGCACCATTGAAAGCAAGACCACCCGAAGCATCTAAAGAAACTCTAAAGTTACCTGTTGAAGAGTTATATGCAAGCCCTGAATTAGATTCGACACCTACAGCAGCACGAGCATCAGCATCAGCATATTGTGTGATACTACAAGCAAAAACACCAGTTGAAGAGTTATACGTTAATCCTGCTCCTACACTTAAAGCGGCTCTTGCATTTGCATCAGTGTATTGTGTAATACTAGAAGTTATTTGACCTGTTGAAGAGTTGTATGTAATACCAGCACCACCAGACAATGCAGCCCGAGCATCAGCATCAGCATACTGTGTGATTGTGCTTGAGATTTGACCATTTGCCGCTATATTTATGCCTGCACCTGCTGAAAGTTTTGCAACGATCTCAGCAGAAGTTAGACCTGATTCAACCTCTGTATAATTCGAAGCATTTGATCCATCAGCACCTGATACGATATAGGTTTCCGCTCCACCTGTGGCAGCAGTCAAAACTAAGAAGTCACCTTTTTTCAAATTTGCAGCTGTAGAAGATTCGTTTGAAATAAAGTTTGCTAGGGATGATTGTGAATTGTCAACGTGTACATCAGAAATCAAAAGTGATGATACGGATAACTCACCACCGGAAACAGATAGATATGATGATGATCCAGAAGCGATCGAGGAGATGAAAGAAAGACCCGATACATCTTGTTTACGAACTAGATCATTGTTTGCACTAGGTGCTGTATCACTTTGAACTTGTCCTCTAAAAATGTATTGAGGTGCATAATTATTAAATGGCATAGTAAATTCCTTATTTTGGGGTTAAAAGTCATTACTATTCTATCTTATAATCACTGTACCCGATAAAGAATCTGAAAAATTTATCAATATTTGACTGTTTGAAGCATGTCTAACCTCAGCATGTACGAGATAACCGGATGAATCTATAATTATCACTGTCGGTATATTTTCAAAGTCATGTGTTATTGTAAGTGAGGTTTGATCTGTAAATGTTACCTCTTTGATCGTACCATCAGAAGAACCGCCACCGCTTGATCCTGTCCCACCGCTTCTATTAAATGCGTTTCCTATAGCCATGTTTACCTCTTGCCATCGTTATAGGTTATGACTATCTGATCAATCGTTAGAGTTCCTTGATTTGTCTTTACATGAGCATATACTGTATCTGCAGTATCTAAGGATATAATACCATCTATTCTAATGATTCCTGTTGAGGAATTTGTATCTGTTAAGCCTCTTTGAAGATCTGTCACTGTATCAGTAAGGACCATTTGATCACCGGCTGAATCTTCAGAAATACAGACAGTTATTTGAGATGGATTATTAGAATGAGAAGCATTAGAGCATTGTATATTTATCAAAGATACGTGAGCAATAAAACGGGCTGTTCTAGGTGTATAACCTAGATCGATCTCTATCTTCTTTGATATATCGTATGTATTGCCTATACCTGAAACTGATCCTGTAGATCTTGCATCACTCATTCCCATATCTCAATCCTGTTCTTCTCGATATTATATAACAATATATTGCAGACTACAAAAACGAGCAACAAAAAGAAAAAAACCTCCCAAAGGAGAAGGAGGAAAAACAAGAACAGGAAATGTTTTTTTTAGGGAAGCAATCCATTAATCCCATTGACTATTGATCGGTTTTGTCTGTTCTAAATTTATTTGATCATCGTCTTCTAGTTTTCCCAACTCTGTTTTGATGTTGTGAAATAGTTTTGTTAGTTGTTCTATAATTTCATTCAAAGAAAATCTTGCATTAATAATATGAATACTCAAAGCAAATAATAGACCGTTTGCAATTGCATTATCAGAATGACCTTTTGATTGTAACTCATAGATTAAATTATTTAATTCCAAAGCACATGCACGATTTTCAGTTTCATTTTTCATGCTGCTTCTCCATCATCTTCTCAATGTGTTCTAATCTCCTTGATATATCTTTCTCAATATCGTCTCTTTCCTTCTGTACTTTTTCAACAACTGCGATCCATCTGTTCCTTATTTGCTCCTCTTTTTCTTCTTTTTGTTGGAGAAGCATTTCGATCTTTTTTTCACTTTGCGAGTTTGAATAAATAGCATAAAGAGCAAGCAAGCCAATAGGACCCGCATTAAGAAGAATATCATAAATCATTTCCATCATCTCAATTCCTTCTTAATCTCTGCTATATCTTCACCTATTTTATCGATCTTCTGTGATAGATTTGTAAGAGTAGTCCTGTATAACTCTCGATCTTCTTTGTTATCCTTATACAGTCTTTCCATGTATTGCTTCTGTGACTGCATAAGATTCCACAAAACAACACAAGAGAGGCATAAAGCCCCAAACTGACCTGTAACAGCATTTAATAGAGTTGAGATATCCATGCCTCTATTATAATTGATCCTCAGCAAGATTAAGAATCTCAGGAATAGATTTTTTCAATATTTGACCTACTATTTCTATCGCCTCCTGTTTATCTATTCTCTGATCATCGGCCTTTGCTTCTTCAAATGCTTCTGGTAGATCATTCAAACTTTTAACAATAACTTGTATAACCTGCCATCTAAAACGCACGTTGTATTTCATACCGTTATTTTTAGATATAAGTTCTTCCATCTTCATCCCTGTGATAAGAATGAAATTAGATACAAGATCCCATACTTCTTTTCTAGTTACTTTTTTACCACCATCAGAATCTTCTTCTTTTGCTGCTCTTATTTGTATGTATGTATTATAGATTTGATCCATCAAGATCTTTGATAGTGTCGCGTAAGGTATTTTCATAGGTGTATCCCCTTTAATATTGTTAGTGTAAATGTTGATCCTTTTCTGTTCTGTACTTGTTTATGACATAGATCCATAAAATCATTAAATCCTGTCTGTAAAACGACACAGCCAGCCGAATATCTTCCTATCCTTAGAGAAGTGTTTGAGGAGTTTGCACGATGGATTTGGATTCCTGCAGAATCGTAATCTGCTCCTCCATAGTCTATAACATCATTACAATCTCCATCTCTCCAAACGGGTATATCTTTGCAAGGCACGAGGCATTCATAACCACTAGAACGCATTCCTATCTTAAAAGAAGACCTGTATTGATGATTATGCTTGAGGATTGCAACACCTGAAGATCTCGATGGATTCAAAAGATAATCCTGTCCTGCGTGAGTAGTACAAGGATAAACGTATTCTATCCACTTCTGATCCCAATAGACTACATGAATTGTATCTTGAAAAGTATCGGGTCTTTCTTTCATATTCCTACAAGCGATAATATTAAGATCATACTTGCCTTTAAACGTAGCAAAGCCCAAATGTTCTGCTTTTAATATACAAGGTGGTTTATCTATTGAGTATCTAATCATATTCTTCTCCTTTCTCTTCTCTTATTTTTTTTGGAACTTGTGACGGGTCTATATTGATCTCAAAACCTTGTTTGGCATAAATCTCTATAGCAGCCTCTTTAACTGCATAGATATAATAAAACTTATTGTTTGATAGTAGTATTCTACACCAATAATATTCTTTCATTGTATTCTCTTTTATGTTGGAACAGTGTTTTTATATGGATGAGAAGCAGGAAGAAGAGCAGTAAGTTTATATTTGTGTGCAATATAACCTTCTACCTTTTCACGTTCTGCATCATGTAAAGGAATTGAAAATGTTAGTAACTCAGCAAGATCAAAAGAACCAAAAGCAAAATTAAATTGTTGGGTTTGATTTGCATAGTTTATATCAGGATCTCTTCCTATTCTGAAGTTTGGAGAAAGAGATATATCTGTATTTGTTGGAGGAAAATCTGAAGTGTTTACTCTTGTACCATTGACATACAATCCTTCTTCGCCACTATAACCACCGACATCAGCAGAAGAATATATAACAATCTTCCAATTTGTGTCTGGAGGTGCAATCTGATTGTCTTGATGAAAAGTATTACTATTGTTGTCGTATCCTATTGCATTTGTATAGGTCGAACCAGAGAAGGAATCTAAGAGATGCAACTGGTAAGATCTACCGCAGTTTACAAGAGGAGCTTTGTAATAACTTCCTCCTGAAAAATCAGTATCACCAATTGGATCAGCAGAAGCACGCATTAACATAGCTACACAAATTCCATCTGTACCTGATAAATCCATCTTAGAATTGTAATCTGTAGCAAGGAATTCATGATCACCAAATGCAAATCTAGCAAAATAAAAACCTGATACAGTGATTGACTTAGAAGGAGATCCTGCACCTGTGTTATAGTTGTTGTTATTCCCTGCTTGATTCGAGAATGAAAAGGAGTTCTGTCTATCGATCCATGTTGTTACGTCTCCACCGGATTCTGACATATCAACATCACTAGATAACCATACAAATAACTGAGTATTGTTATATGTTGAGTTTGGCAACCATCCACTATATGCACCATCGGAATCTTCTGTATCTTCTGTTCTTTGCATTTTGGGTGATGGAATTCCTAATGTAACCGTACACTCTTGAGCATCAATCGAGTAATCACAACCTAACACCATGCAATATCTGCCTTTGTAAATAGGATCTAATGTATCATATAGATGCTCAACATAGTTGGATCTAAAAGTCACAATATCACCGGCTACAAGTGTAGCAAACCGCAAAGGCAACCTAACAGACAATCTTTCTGATATGTATAGATCCCAAACTCTTAATCTACGCAAATCTTGCAGTGCTTGAGACTGTCTATTATCAGGATCAGCAAGATAATATAAACTGAAATCTCTTCTGTTTTCTGAAAGAGCAGGAAGAGAATCAACCCTAGATCCATTGTAAACACCACCAGAAAAATATACATTTGTAAAGTTGTATTTGATATATGTTGTTCTATAGATATTCGATATATCAGGAGAAAAGAAGTCATGTGATAATACATCAATAATATCAAAATCAGATATCTCTGCTCTTAAATCAGGTGTTTTCCTAGTCTCTATTCCTTCAGGATCTGTACATGCTCTGATTGATATAGAATCCTGCCTGTAGACCGGAAAAATACCCACTGTCAAAAAGATATCTACAATAAATCTGAATCCATTTGACAAAGGAGATTCAACCGCAAAGCCTATATCATAATCAGCATCTCCTGATCTTGTTATCTCTTTGCTTGCTCTTTTGGCATCTGATACATCAAAGATCTGTTTGTCAATCTTCCCACCTATAGACCACTCAACAGGATAAACATCAAACTCTCCATTGTTTCCTGTTCCTGTACTTGTTAGAATACTTGCAAGGATCTCATAAGGTTCTCCTTGTAGCCATGCACAATATTTAACTGTAGATCCTGAAGGTGCTGATACTCTAGATGTATTGTTATATTCTGCTGTAGTGCATCCTGTTAAGGTTGTACTTGTTGAGCCTGTCCAAAATACATAGAAGTCTATTGCTCCATTTGTAATTCTAGCAATACCCTTTGATCCTGTTTGCTTCTTAAAAAAAGAGGCATCTGTAAGATTCAAAGTACCATCAGAACCTCCAAAAGTAGCTGTAGTTGTTGTTGTTTGCCCTACTTCATAAAATAGAGAGAAATGAGGAGGATCTGTATCTGAAAAAACTGTTCCTGCTCTGGTATCTAGTGACGTTTGCAAAGCAGATAATAGATCCTTAAATCCCAATGAAAATAGACCTCTTTGCCCTGATATCGTATCAAGTGATCCTATTGCTAGGTTTCTGAATCCTTGCCTATTAATTGAGCATTGAAGAACCGCGATCTGTCCTCTTCTCATCTTTGGCAATATTGATCTAATATCACCTGATAACTGAAGAGAGAACCCACCAAATGAAACACTCCACCTTTGAGGGATTACCCTTGATCCTGTTATCCTTACTGAACCCCTAGCAATCTGAATATTACCCGCATCATCCTCAACAGAAAAGGGTTCTCCTAAGGCATTGAGAACACCAATAAACTCTAATCTATATCTTACATACAGAGCCGATCTATTTAAAGAACTAACAAATTCAAGATCCCAACTCATAATATATTTTTACCTTGCTGTCTTGCTATCTCGTTAAGTATTGCAAGCCCTTGTATTCTTTGTGTGCTTGACATGCCTCCTATATCTGTAAACGGATTAGAGCCGCCTGAAGCAGCAGGAACTTCTGAAGGTTTGAAGTTAGGAGATCGATCAATACCATCGAATCCAGAATGAAAGTTAAATAATGTATGTGTATCTAGATATAATCG